ATTTTTCTTCACTTGCAGATTACTATGCGTTTATTAAAGGTGAAAAAGGAGATACAGGTGAGGCTGGACCACAAGGAATACAAGGAGAGACAGGACCTGCAGGCGAAGATCTTACAGCAAGAACCAACAGACCAATTTCAGCATCTAGTTACATTCTATTAGCTACCGATGTAGATAAGTTCTTAATCTTCTCTAATGCTTGTACCGTTGTAGTACCTAACGGACTACCTGCTAACTTAGAGTTTCAAGGTAAACAAGGTGGCACTGGTCAAGTAACCTTTTCAGCAGAATCTGGTGGAACTTTAAACGTGCCTTCAGTATTTCTAGCGGAGACAGCAGAACAGCATTGTTTCTTTGGAATCAGAACCGACGGAAGCGATGTAAGTACAATTCTAGGAACACTTAAATTAGCTTAATATGAACATGGGAATAATAGCAGCTAGTAGATTGAGGGCAGGAGCAAGAAACCCAATGTTTGATAATGCTGTTGCTTACTACAGACTAGACGAAACCACAGGAGATGCTATTGATTTAGTCAACGCTTACAATGGTACACTTAACGGTAATATAAGTAGGGATGGTGAATATTATGCCTTTAACAATTCACAACAATCTGTAGATATATTAGATGAAGATGATTTTAGCTTTACAGATGGAAATGGAAATAATACTGATTTTGTAATAAAAACGGAAGTTATTTTTAATGGTTTTAATTTAGATAGAGCTTGGCTGGTATCAAAAAGGATATCATTGCAGAGTCATGTTCAAGAATGGCAGTTTATTTATAATTCAGATGAACTAATGTTCTTTATCTGGAGTTCATCAAATACTATTTTTGGTATAACAACCGCATTTATTCCAACAATAGGGCAGAAATATATTTTAGGAGTCACACTAAACGGAACTACTTTAAGCTTATTTATAGATGGAGTTATTGAGAATACAGAAACTTTGCCTGTAGGATTTACATTTTATAACGGGTCAAGCCGAGTTAAATTAGCGAATGAAAGTTTTACGAATAATTTAAATTTAATTGGAAAATTAAAAGAAACTGTTATAGTAAAAGGTAGTGGATGGAGTGCGCAAAATATTACTGATAATTACAACGGAGGTGCAGGAATAACTTATTAATATATACAATATGAAACTTACAACAATACAAAACATCACACACGATCAATGGAAGCAACAAGCAGAAAGGTTTTCTAGCATTGCCAACGCTATCAACCCATCGTTTCCAAAAAAGGGCGTTAACGAAATGCCTGCAACCATTGAGATGCAAGTTATGCAACCGCTTTCACAAGGGTTCAAGGGTCGTGTTGTTTATACACAGCAATTTGAAAAGCTTATAGAAACTCAAAGCGAAATCTTTGATGAAGAAGGAAATCCAACAGGAGAGTTTCAGACGATCGAAACTGCAATAATTAAAAAACACGTAGTTGTGGATTACTATGAGACTATACCTAGAGATATGGTTAACGTAATGTTTGATCAGCTTTTGAATAGCGTTTCGAGTGAAATAACTGACTACTTAGACATTCAGGATTGGTGCATTGAGCAAGCCTTTATTCAGCAAGTTGTTTCAAGAGATACATTTGGAGGATTACGAGCTTCCGATTATACATTAAGCAAATGAAACTATTTATAATCTTATTATTTCCACTTTTATCTTTCGGACAAGGTATAAGCCTTAACATTTCACAAGACGCAAGGCTTGCTCTTGTAGGTGATGAAAGAGGTAATGAAGCTTTTACACCTAATATTAATGTAGCTGCTGAATTTAGAGGTTGGCAAAAAGGGAACTCATATTTTCTTATGCGTTCAGAATTAGAATACGCAGATTTAAAAGGTGGCGAGTTGTATAGAATGACTGCTAATTTTGGTTATACCTTCAATAAGTGGGTTAAGAATGTTGACTTCACTGCTACGGTTGGAGGCGGTATGCTTATAAGACATGAGTTGTCAGGCTTACACACACAAGCCAATCTGCAAACCACTTGGTATTTTACAAAAGGGATTGGATTATTTCTTGACTCGGAATTTGTACAAAGGCGAGATTTGCCTAATAAATTCATTGGATATTCTGGAAAAATAGGAATGAAAATAATATTAAAATGATTACACTTAACACAATAAAATACTTACAAAAAGAATATAGCATAATCTCAAAGACAAAAGTAAGGGGAAATAATTCTAGACCGCAATACAGACTAGATGTTACCCTTAAAATACAGTTAAGCAATGGCATGAACATAACTATCCCTGAAGGTTTTGAATGGGATTTAAGCACAGTGCCACGTTTTGCTTGGGGCGTTTTGGCGCCAGATGGAGATTTTGAATTAGCTTATTTAATTCATGATTATTTATGGGTCAACAAAGAAGAAATGATTATTCATTTTGAGTATTATGGCATGGATTTTAATCAAAAATTCACTGACGATGAAATGCTTAAATGGGCAAAAGTTACCAATGGAACTAAAAAGATTTCAGTCAGGAATATAGATAACTATACAAGGTATTATAGTGTAAGATTGTTTGGATGGTTGGTTTGGGATGGGCATATAAATATTAATTAAATAAATAGGTATTATGAATTTTTTTGACAAGGTTATTAAAGAAAGATGGCACTTACACATTATAGTAGGTGCAGGTTTAGGGTTGCTACTATTTGGAGCATTTAGTTTGTCAGGATTTTACGATTCTACGAGATGGTGGGAAGAAATGGCTATTTAATTGGTTTTTGGAACTGTATTCGGTTTGGCTTTTGAAATTATTCAAGACCACACTTCAGCAGTTTACTACAAGAAGCTAGAGATATTTTACAAATTACAAATTTTTTCAAGGAATAAAATAGTAGGAAGCAAGGCAGATGCTTTCGCCACAGGCATTGGTTTTGCTATTATAGTATCACTTATTTACATTTTTGTTTAATCAGTATAGTTTAATTTTATGAATACGACCAATACTTATTTAGAAAAAATACTAGAGTTTCATAATGGAGCCTTGTTCGTAATTGCTATAGCTCCTAGCTGGGGAGTCACACAGCTCTGCAATCTGATATTTGAAGGAGTAGAGCAAAAGGATCTAATTATGCCGTTAGTAGTTGTAGCACTTGGAATCTTTGCCTTTTTTATTTTATACCTAGTAGACTTTATCTTAGGAATAAACGCTTCAAGAAAAAAAGAAATAGAAATCACAGGTTCTAGGCTATGGGAGAGTTTCTGGAAATTCTTTGGTGTAATTATTCTAATGTTTTCTATGGTGATTTTCTGCTTTCTTTTTATAGCTCTTAAATTAACTGGTTTTTACAGGACTTTTTTATATCTCACAATAGCAATTAATATTATGATTTGCTTGTATGAATTTGCCAGTATTGGAAAACATTTAGAAACCCTTTACGGTAAAAAACCTAAATACTTTACATTTTTTGAGAAAATCTCTAGAACGGTAGAGGATGGAATTATTAAAAAAATACAAAAACTATTTAGCTGATGCCAAGACCAGGACAAGTACTAGGAATTGTAATACACTGCAGCGCAGGGTATGGAAATGTAAAATCTATTGAAAGATTTTGGAAAAGTCTTGGATGGAAATCACCTGGCTACCATAGAATTGTAGATGAGGATGGCAAAATTCACAAGCTTAGAGATTACGAGGGTTACACCAATGGAGTAAAGGGCTACAATAGTGAGTACATACATATTAGCTACATAGGTGGAGTAGAAAAGAATAATTATAAGAAAGCTATAGACTCAAGAACCCCAGAACAGAAATTGAGCCTGCAGCATCTTATAAGTGATGTGATGTTATGGTTAAGAGCCAATGGCCAAAATACCGATGTAGATTTTTGCGTAGTTGGCCACAGAGATTTCTCTCCAGACCAGAATGATGATGGAAATATTTCAAGTGTAGAGCGAACAAAAGAATGTCCAAGCTTTGGAGCTATGCACGAATACTTGCATTACACATCTATAGACAGGCGTTTAATTTTACCTACAGACAGATGAAAATAGATAAATCCTTAATTCTTAGTATTGCCATTGTGATCTTGCTTGTATGCAACATCAAACAATGCTCTGATTCTACAAAACCTAAGACCATCATTGTAGAAGTTCCTGAAAAAAAAGGCAGCTTCGAGCTTGACAATAACATTCTCCAGTGGCCAATAAAAGGGAAGGATTCTATTATCTACAAAACCGAGTATAAAGATTCAATTATTTATATTGAAAACAAAGTAGATGAAAAATTAGCTAAAGATTACCAGGCTTTGAAATCTGAATTTGATCGTTATAAGCTATTCTTAGAAGCTATCAAGATTCAGAACTACTCTAAGACCTTTGAGGACGATTACTTCACAGCTACAGTTACCGGTGAAGTCCAGGGCGAGATTAAGTCCATGGCCTTTGACTACACAATTAAGTCACGCAGCATTGAAACTGATATACAAGTCAAAAACTATCGCTTTGTGATTGGTCCACAAGTAGGAGTCGCTTACACTCCAGATGGTTTTACGCCTTATTTGGGTCTTGGATTAACTTATCGATTAATACGATTCTAAAAATAAATATGTTAAAGTTTCTTTTATCACTTGCAGATATGCAAGTATGTTTTATATTTGTGTATGCAATTAATTCAACACTTAGAAACTATGAAATTATTTAGAAGCATATTACTAAACGAAGGAGAAGAAATCAACACAAGCAACTTAGGTAACTCTTGGACTCTTTGTGACATTTTTGCAGAAGATCATGCTGATGATATTAATGGTTTTCACGGAAAAGATGGTTATGTTATTCTTTCGATTGATGTATCTGAAAATATGATAGACTTTGACAATTCTTTGTTCTCGATGGAACACAGAAAAAATGAGTTTGAAATTGTCGTAGATAGTCAAGATGTAGAAAGTGAAGTTTACTTGGTTCAAGGTATTGAATTTGACGAAAATCAAATTATAAAAGGTAACACAGGATCTAATGAGTTTGAAGACTACACAAACGAATATAAAGGAGATCTCACAAAAAAAGACTTAAAGGATTTGATTAATGAATTCCAAGATTAATTTAAAAATTAGTATTTTTTTTAAAATAAAACTTCTATGCCAAACTATAACATGAGCTCAGATCTAGGAAAGCAATTAATATTTGACTTCATCAAAGACCGAATGAAGGAAAAAAAGATGACACAATTAAAGCTTTCAGAATTAATTGAAGTTAGTGAATCCACTTTGATTCGCAATTTTAAAGGTGAAACCGAAATGTTGTTGACTAATTACCTTAAGATATGTGGAGCCTTAGAACTCAGACCTTATATTATTCCTTCAGAGATAGATGAAAACGAGTTTAAGAGACTGTTTTTTAATTAAAATGTTTACGAATAGTTTACGATTTATTATGTTTTTGATTCTAAACCCTTTCTATTGCTTATTAGTTTATCGGATTCATAACTCGGAGGTCACGAGTTCAATTCTCGTCCACGCTACACCCCTAAAGCCCTTAATACAAGGGCTTTTTGCATTTTATATACTTTCCTACTCTTACAAAAACTTATCCCTTTAGGGTATTATGTGGTATTTTTGCGTAAATTGTTTACGAAAAGTTTACGAATTATGACTGGAAAAATAATGCTTTTAAAAAATGATGGCCTTACAAAAAATGGCTATCCCATTAAATTGATCCTGTCGCATGATAGAAAAGTAAAAAGAAAGAAGCTTTTTTCTAGTTTTGAGGCTGACTGGAACCATCTGAGGCAACTTCCAAAACCGACTGCTGCTGATTTTGAAAATAAATATGATTATATACTTTTCATAAAATCTAAATTGCAAGATCTAGAATTTCAAAATATAACTGATTTTGAAATGGCCTTAACTTATTTATTCAAAAATGAGACTGCTAAAATAACTTCCTTTTATTCCTATTTTGAAAAGCGAATTGATTTTATGCAGCAGCAAAACAGGAAAGGGAATGCAAAAGTATATGCTGAAACTTTAGTGGATTTGAAAAAATTTAAAGATCCTCTTACGTTTAAAGACATTACAATGCAGTTTTTGAATAGCTACAAATTACATAAAAAGGATCAAGGTCTTAAAAATACCAGCATAAAAAAAAATCTGGTCACCATAAGAGCTGTCTATAATTCGGCTATAAAAGACGGGCATATTGAAAATTTTAACCCCTTTTTGGGTTTATTCACTGATCTACCAATCATTAAAAGACGTGCTAAAAATTATTATTTGGGCGCAGATGAAATTTTAAGGATTGAAACTATAAAAACTGTACACGTATCTCATCAAAGATGTTTAGATCTTGCGCTTATTCAATTTTATCTTGGTGGTGCAGACCTTATCGATATTTTTTATCTTAAGAAAACGGATATTGAAAATGGTAGAGTGTTTTTGAAACGTAGAAAAAACGGTGAGCGCGCTTACATTTATGATGTAAAGTTGACTGCCAAAGCTGAAAATTTAATTTCTAAGTACACTGGAGATAAAGAATATATATTCCCCTGGCGAAAATCATTTGAAGCTTACATCACCTTTAGAAATAACCATAACCGGAACATAAAACGAGTCCAAAAGCTGTATAATATTAAGCTTATGCCTAAAAATGGCAACTTAACTACAAAAGTAATGAGACATTCTTTTGCGACTTTGGCAAAATATAAGCATTATGACCAGGACTTAATTAGAGAATTGATGGGCCATGAAAGAAATGATATCGATACCATCTACAAAGATAAGTATCCAGAAGCTGAAAGAGATGCAATGCAAGAAAATGTTATTAGTCTGAAGTAATTTTTACCAATTCTTATTTTCTTTAATATTCAAATAAGTTTCAAAATCATTTAAAAGATCCTCTATATCCTGTCTGGCAGTTTCTTCAGGATAAATAAATTGAGGATTACCACCTTTCCCTCGTGTATGGTATTCTTCTGGAGTTATCGTAATTCTAGCTTTGTTATCCTTAATATCTACATTTATGATAGCGAAAATACCACCATTTGGAATTGCTTGATAATTATTACCTATTGTAAATGTTTGCTTAAGCATGTATTTGCCTGTAATGGTACCACTTTCTTTGTCTGAAAATTGAATAACTGATTCTGCATTATTGAAAGTTTTGACCATCCATTGGTTGGATTTGACGAATATTTCATTCTTTGTTAAATTAGTTTCAATAACCTTTTCAGTTTTAGAAATTTTAACTTCCATCATAGGACCGCATGATATCATCAAAATGGCAAGAATAAGTGTAACTTTTTTCATAATTAGAAGAATTTTTTAATGGACCCTAAAACTATGAAAAATTTACTAATTAATTCTATGGGCATATCCTGTGCATCGTAATCTACTAAGTTTTCTGGAACAAATTCAATATGACCTTCCAATTTAGATTTCCTTAAATACTTAATTGTCCGCATTTCTGGCATTACGATAGCATAAATTTCACCATATATAATTTGCTGTATGTCTGTTTTTAGTTTTAAGGCCAGTAAATCTCCATTTTCAATTTTTGGAGACATGGAGTTACCTATGTTATTTACCCAGAAATCTGCATCGTTATAAGGTTGGTAATCGATAAAGAAGTCTGCTTTATGCTGATCTGAATTTATTAGCATATCAAAACCAGATGTAAAATCTACATTATAGTAAGGCACGCCTTTGTTTTTAGTCTTAAGAGGTGTAAGATAGGGTTCATGATCTTCCTTTAACTCTGAGCCTAAAACAGAGTTTTCTAAATAGCTTAAAATAGTATCTAATGTTTCTACCCTTGGTTTTTTTGTAATACCATCAAGTATTTTTTGAACACCTTTTGAGGACAAACCTGTGTCTTTATTTATTTTATAGGGTGTAATTTCAAGCTCTTCACACTTTTTCTTAATAATTTCTATTGTTTCCTTAATAGTTAAACCCTTCATAATTAGTTAGTTATAAATTATTTAAACAAAATACCTTATTAGTACACTAAAAGTATACTATTTGTATTATATTTGTCTTGGCATAGTATAATATTCAAACTCTATGCCATTTAAATACAAATATATGGAAGCTATAGAGATTAAACCCCATAATGAAAGGATGCAACTATTTGCAAGGTGTGTGAATATCGTAAATCAATTTCATAAAATGGGCTTTGAAAATCGATCCTCATTCTGTGAAATCGTACAGGAATATGATCCTTCATTCAAAAATTATTCTAAGCTAAAAAAGCTACACGAATTTTGGATTATGAGAGCGCTTAAGATAGAAATGATAGTTGAATTGGAATCTATCATAGATAGGCTAAAAAGCGAATAATGAACACTCTAGATCAATTTGTCGAGTATCTAAAAAGCAATGATCTTATGATTGCTCCTAGAGATCTTGTACAAGAAAGATTGAAAAGACAAAGCGCAATAGATCTAGTGAATAGAAAGGTATTTGCCAGCTTCAAGGAGTTATCCGATGCGCAGGTATTTGGTAAAATATCACCTCAGGGCGTAAAGACCTTTTTAATGAAATACGCTTCTGAAGATGATCTCGTAAAGATGAATAAAGGCAATAGATGTGTTTGGAAATTAAGAACAAAAGCAATACAAAAACTTCAAAACTTAAGACAATGAAAAAAGCAAAAAAATTACTTAAATCGTTTTATAAAGAATTACAAGAATGGGGTGCAGCTGCTGCATGGGTCCGAAGAAACTAATCTACAAACCATGGAAACCAACTTAAAGCAAATTCAGAATAGACCTCACTTATACAATTGTAGAGTAGGAAAAAGATACTGCAAAGAAAGTAATTCACTTTGTGATCCTGAAGCAGAAAGCTTTTTAGATAGATGTACAATCTGTAAAAAAGCAGAGTAATGGAACTAGAAACTACACACGACTACCTTGTTTTAGCGACCAACATTCTCAGCCTAAATGTGGCAATGACCGTAGTCTTTCTGTTAATCATGTGGCTAATTATGAACTTCAAAAGATTTATAAAATGAAAATACTTTACACTTTACAACTAGACGATTTTTTCGATAATGAAGGAAGTCTTGGTAATCCCGGAAGTGGAGGAAACGGATGTGAATCTGTTTGTGAAAATGCCAATCCAAATTCTGCAGCTTACTATATGTGTGGCTGTGGTGGTGAGGAACCTGTTGCAAATATAGATAGTTATGTAGGCTATGTGCTGGCCTTCATATTAATTGTAGCCGTTAGTTATGTTATTCTGAATTACATTAAAACCTATAGAGATGAGCATTGAAAAAAAATTGAACATCATCACCAATCTTCTTAGTCATAATCTTGAAGTTAATGTAAATGAGCTTACTGGTGTTAAAGACACTTCAGAGAAGATATTGGCCTGTGCTATAGCTCAGGATTGTTCTGGCTGTAAAGATCATGAGATTGCAAGGTATTTTGCTATAAATCCTCAATACATGAATAAAAGAATAGAGGATTTGCAAGTGCAATTTCTTGTAGGTACAGATAGTAGTAAGGAAAGCATAAGCGACTTATTTACTCATGCACGCAACATTTTACAAATTATTGAACTGAATTATTAATTACACACAAACAACAAAATGGAAAAAACCTTTTTACAAAACGAATCTAAGAAAGATCGTTTACAGGCCCTAAAAGATAACTGTGAGCGAGCCGAAAAGATGATTTACCCTAAAGAGCTAGACCCGGAAACGATTAATGCTCTTAAGGATGAATTAACTACTGAGTTTATCGAGATCTCTAGGCTTGATGAACAGAAAAAAGAATTTATGAATGATTGGAAAATTAAGGTAAAACCTAGAAAACAACTCACTGCACTATTAATGGGTTAAGTAAGATCTGGTATTGAAGAAGTTGAAGAAGATGTCTACTTGATTGCTGACCAGGAAGAAGGATTTATGGGTTTTTACAATGGAGATGGAAAACTCATAAAACAACGTCCATTGACTCAGGACGAAAGACAATTTCGAATTATAAATGAATCTAAGAAAGCAAACTAATGGAAAACGACAAATTTAATTTAACAATTAGTGGTGATACGGTCACTATTTTAAAAGGTGATGCTCCAGTTCAATATCCTGAATTTGGACAATCATTTAAGTTTGAAGGTACACTTCAAATGATAAATGAGATTTTAAGTAAATCAATTCAGAGTAGAATTAGTTGTGATTATATTTTAAGTATTAATAAACCAAAAAGACAAATGAATTTAGTGGCTAGACCAGGCTATCCTGATCTTCAACATTATTCCGGTCAATTACGATTTTCTAAGATCTTAGAAGAGTTTGGTATTAACACCGGTCTTTCGAGAACTACCCATGAACTCGCTGACTTTATCAAAATGAATCGGAGTTACTTTGAAACCAAAGACAAGGCTATGCATCTTGTAAAAGTCCTAAAATCATTCAAGGCTATAGTTAATAAGGACGTTGAAAGCAATGATGATAACCGTGGTAACAAAAAGATCCTAATGGATCAAGCTGTAGAATCTAATATTCCAGATGCATTTAAGGTCAATATTCCTGTTTTTGAATACCATGTCAAAGAACTTATTGAAATTGAAATTTATATCGATAGCACAGATTTAAGCTGTCAGTTGATTTCACCTGAAGCTAGGGATTATGTAAATGATTTTTCTGATAATCTAATTGATGCAGAAGTGGCCATCATTAAGGAAAGTTTCTCTGATCTAAGAGTTATAGAAGTTTATTAATTATAAGCCCACAGGCTTTGTCTGTGGGCTTAATTATTAAATATTAAAGTATGAGTATACACAGAGATTTTAAAGGGATATGGATACCAAAAATCATTTGGTTAAATAAAGATATGAGCATTATGGAGAAACTATTTTTAGTTGAAATTGATTCACTTGATAATGAAAAAGGCTGTTTTGCCAGTAATGCTCATTTTTCTGAAATGTTTGGTGTTTCAAAAGGTAGATGCACTCAAATTATAAAATCATTAGAGTCAAAAGGCTTTGTTAAAATACAATTAATTAGAGATCAAAAAGTGATTTCTAAACGTCTTGTAAGGGTAGTTAATAAATTAAACACCCTAGTTAATAAATTAAACACCCCTAGTGAGAATATTAAACAGGGGTATTTAGAAAATGATGAAGGTAGTAATACAAATACTAATAATACAAATACTAATAATACAAAAGAAGATAATGGTGCTTTTGCTTTTTTAAATAAAAATTATCCTTCACGTTTAGAAACCGAATTTAAAATGAGATATCATAAGTCATTTAAAAATAGAAAAAAATTTATTGAAGATTTTGACGACACTGTAGTAATTGAAATTAATAACTACAAATTAAGATGGGATGCAGAAAGTTTATTTAGAAGGCTATCGAAATATGCTAAAAATTATGCTGCAAACGAATTAAAAAATAAAGAGCCAGAAGAACAAAAACCAGTTTACCTCAGAAACGTAATGTAATGGAAAAAATGAAAATGCCATATAACAAAGAATTAGAAGAAACTGTGATAGGTGCTTTGTTAACAAATTCAGATGCAGCTATAGAAGTTATGCAAATCCTAAAGGATTCTAAGATATTCTTTGATGCTAAAATGCAAAAGATATTTAAGGCTATTGTAGCGATCTACAATGCCAACGATAAGATCGACATGATTACAGTGGACGATAAGCTTAAGAGCTTAAAGCTAGATGTACCTACTTACGATTTGGTTTTAATTTGCAATAAGACTGGATCTTCGGCTCACCTTGAGTATCACTGTAGATTATTGCTTCAGTATTACATTAAGCGATCAATTATTGAGAAGTCACAGCGTAACATCCAGTTAGCAATGGATGAGTCTACAGACTCCTTAGAGCTTTTAAATACGGATGCTAAAGGGAACGATGATATAAATGAAATTGTATTTAGTGGGCGCAAAACTAAATCTTATGCTGAATCACTACAAGATAACCTAGAGCGTGTCGAGATGCTTAGTAATGCAGATCAAGTGAACTTAACTGGAGTACCAACAGGCTTTAAAATTCTTGATAATTTTACAGGTGGATGGCAACCTTCAGATCTTATTATTATTGCTGCACGTCCTGGTATGGGTAAAACTTCTTTTGTATTAAAAACTACACTAGAATGTGGTTTAAGAAACATTCCTTGTGCATTCTTTTCTCTTGAAATGAGCAGCAATCAGTTAAGTGCGCGTACAATAGCAAACAATTCTAACTTTCATTTATCACAGCTTATCAGAGAAGGATTTGAGAAGCCTGAGTATTTTAATACACTTTCATCTAAGATAGATACAATGAAGCACTTCCCAATTTACATTGAAGATACACCAAGCATGGACATACGAGACATTGTGAGTAAGGCGCGGATCATGAAGCGAAAGCATGATATTAAGATTTTGATAGTAGATTACATCCAATTGATTGTAGACAAGACAAAGGCCAACAATAGAGAGCAGGAGATATCTTCCATCACTAGAAACTTAAAGCTTATAGCGAAAGAGCTTAATATCCCTGTGATAGCGTTGAGCCAACTCAATAGATCTGTAGAGACTAGAACCGATAAGCACCCAAAGCTATCTGACCTTAGAGAATCTGGTGCGATTGAGCAAGATGCGGATATAGTTACATTTCTGTATAGACATGAATACTACTATCCAGACTCACCATTGGATGATTGGCTGGTTGAGAAGGGAGCTAATGCAGAATTCTCTTTTGCTAAATACAGACAGGGTTCCCTTAAAACAATTGGGCTACACTTTGATGGAAACAAGGTTAAGTACTCAGACCCACAAGAGCATGACGAATATGCTAACGATATACCTATGAGTGATACTAACATTGATGTACCATATTAAAATGCCAAACAAACAAAAGAATATAAAAAGACCATGGGTAGCAGAGAGAGTACATTACTCTCGTAGAAATACAATCGACACTGGTTTCTACAACTCTTGGCCATGGAGAAAGTTAAGAAAGAGATTTATTGAAACAAATCCTAACTGCAAGAAGTGTGAAGATGATTTGATTGTAACAGAGGGCAAATATGTAGATCATATTCAAAGAATTGAAGATGGCGGAGCCAAACTAGATGAAAATAACTTACAAACACTGTGCAAATGGCACCACGATAGTAAGTCTGGAAAAGAAGCTCATGGTTACAAAGAAACCAAGGGGCATAGGGGTCAAAACACCAAAACATAAAATTGTATATACATCGCCACTTACCAAGAATTTTACTAATAGTTAATATTTGAGGGGGGGGGCTTAAACCTTTAGTTATGAAAACAGTACACAAAGGAGAAGCTTCAGAATTAGTAAAAGAGATTCCTAAGTCACCATCTTATTTGGACACTTCTGCAAAGCAACATTTCAAAAAGTTTGCTAGAATTTTAATCTCCTCAGAATCTTTGAAAAGAATTCATCTACCGGCTTTGGAACTTATGGCAGAAAACTTTTCACAATGGGAATGGGCGGTTAGAGAGATAAGATCTAAGAATAAAGATAAGAAAGGATCTGGCTATAGACAGAAATATACATCTGGAGCAGAAAATATTTCAGTGGAATTGACTATAAAAAGGGATGCTGAAAAAGCAATTATGCAATGCTTTAAACAATTTGGAATAGATCCTAGATCGGAAAAGGAATTAAACAGTACTGTAGATCCTAACCAGGGAGACTTATTTGCTGAATTTGGAAAACTAAAAAAATCATAAATGAAGATTACTAACGAAATGCTTAATTCAATTCCTTTTCAATATGCACAAGATGTGCGTGATGGAAAAGTGGTTGTGGGTAAAACTATAAAGCAAGCTGTTAGTAGATTTTACAAATGGATTGATGAAAGTGATCAGTCTGGTTTTTACATAGATCATGCTGCAGGGATGCACATTATAAAATTCTTTGAAGAATTTCTAATCCATACCAAGGGTGAAAAAGGAAAATTGAAAGAGTCATTTACTCTAGAACCTTGGCAGCAGTTTACTCTTTATAATATTTTGGGATGGAAGGACCAGTCTGGCAATAGAAGAATAAAAACAGTCTATGAAAAAGTGGCCAGAAAAAATGGTAAGACAGCAACTTTGGCTGGTGTAGGTCTTTATTTTCTATGCTTCGATGATGAAGCTTCACCAGAAATATACGCTGGTGCAACAAAAGAAGACCAGGCTAAAATAGTTTGGCAACAAGCTTACGACTTTGTCAAAAAATCGATAGCACTTAGATCTGGGGGTGTACAAAATACACAGCGTGAAATAAGATATCCATCTGCCATGGGTAAATTTAAATTTCTTGGTGGTGACTCCAAATCACAGGATGGATTAAATCCTTCACTCGCCATTATAGATGAATACCATGCTCACAAAGACGACAGCATTAGAGAGGTTTTAGAATCTGCAATGGGTGCTAGAAAAAATCCTTTGCTTTATATAATTACTACTGCAGGATTCAACATGCAATCTGCCTGCAAGGAAGCTGAAGATGTTTACAAAGAAATATTGAGTGGGATAAAAGATGATGATCACACTTTTATAATGATTCATGATCTAGATGATATTGATGATTGGGAAGATGAAACAAATTGGATAAAAGCAAATCCAAATTTAAACGTATCTGTATCTATTTCACACTTAACATCTGAATATAAAAAGGCAATTAACCAATCTAGTAAAATACCAAATTTTAAAACAAAGCATCTTAATATGTGGGTAGACGCTGCAGATGTTAGAATTCCTGAAAGTATCTGGGATAAATGTTCAGGGAAAATAAGAATGAAAAACTTTATTGAACATGGATGTGCCGGCGCCTTGGACCTAAGTTCAACGATAGATTTATCTGCAATAGTTTTTGTAAGTAATCCAGACGAAGATGGGATAAGAGATTTATTGCCTATGCTCTTTTGCCCACTAGATACAGTGGAAAAAAGATCCTCTGAGGATAGAGTTCCCTACAAATTTTGGAAAAATGAAACCCTAAAAAAATACATTGATCTAAAAGGCTTCAAGGATGTAAGCAGTTTTTTCGAAAAGCAGCCCATCCTTCAGGCAACACCAGGAAACCAAATTGACTATGAAAACTTACAAAGTATTGTTGCTTTTTGCTGGGATGTGCTTCACCCAAAATGGTATGAATACGATTCGTGGCAAGCTACTCAACTGGTACAGAATCTAACAGCTAGAGAAATAGAGATGCATCCATTTCCACAGACGACAGCTCACTTTTCATTTCCAACAAAAGAATTTGAAACGCTTATTTATTCTGAAAAAATGAGACATGGAGGCCACCCAATTTTAAAATGGATGATTTCTGGATGCGTAGCCTACCAAGATCCAAACGAAAATATACGCTATGCAAAAAACAAATCGACCAAAAGAATAGATGGCATCATTGCATCTGTAATGGCTTTAGCAGGAACCATGACACCAGAGGATAATAACGAATCTCAATACAATAACACCGATCCAAATGAAATCACATTCTGAATTAGAAACTGAAAATCAATTAATTAAAAAGCTGGCCACTAACGTAGGATTTTACAACTACTTTTTTGAAATGTTGAAAACCTCTAAAACAAATCTTGAAGCCTTTAACCGGGCAAACGATCAATACTTTGACTTTTTTGGTGAGCACAAATACTCGTGCTACAGAAGTTTTAGCAATGTGAATAATAGAAAAAATAAGAAGAAATGAAAAAAGACCTCAAACTTATATTTATAGTAGTGCTCACTTTTGCTTTCCCACTGGTGACTTCTACCCTACTCGATCTTAAATGGATCAACGACCACTGGATAAGAATTTTACTTATAATAATTCTGATGGCTTTTGAAATTGCAGTATGCATTTTTATACTAAAAGAAAAACTTAAAAAATAGAATCATGAATTTAGAACAACAAAAATACATTAAGGAAAACAGGACCAAAGAATCTATGCTCACTATGGCGAAATGTTTAGGTATATCTTATAGTACAGTTAGAAACTATATGATTTTAAAAAACTTACAAGTTAGTCAAGAAACTATTTTTAAAATAAGGTCTTTAAAGATGAGAGAGTCTACACCAAATAAAAAACCTTGGAATTGGGATGCACTAGCTTAATAAAAAAACCAACTTAAAAACCATGCAATCAAAAAAAGAATCATTTAAAGAAAGTCTCATCAATACTTTTTTAGGTTTTACAATATCACTAGCAGCTACTTTTTTAGTGCTCCCTTTGTTTGGAATACAGAGTACAGTTTTAAAAAACCTTGGAATAACAGTATGCTTTACAGTGATAAGCATTTTAAGAGGCTACTTAATTCGACGATATTTTAATAAAAAACTAAAGAAATGAGAAAAATAAATTTTAGATTTTGGGATGTAACATTAAAAAAGATGTGTCATAGAAAACCATTAGCCTATGATTTTTCGGTAAAAGATATCATCCCATTGCAATCAATTGGACGTGAAGATAAAAACGGAATTGAAATATTTGAAGGTGATTACCTTGTCGATTACTATCCTATTGATGAAGAGGATTTAAGTTTAGGGTACAATGAAAGTCTTTTGCCTGTTGTTTGGTGCGAAGATACTTTAAGCTGGTGCATCGATGCTTCATTTAAAAAAGATGGAAGTTTTTTAACCTCACTCGTTGAATATTTTGGTGAGCATTTGGAGGTCAAAGGCAATATTTATGAAAATGAAACTAAAAAAACCCTTTTCAAATGAAAAAGAAATTTTGGACCAAAGAAGAAATTGAGTACTTGAAAGAGAACTATCCAGATAAGGAAAACGAGGATCTGGCTATAATACTTAACAGAACTATTTCTAGCATCACTGGAAAGAGTGGGGCTTTAGGACTTAGAAAAAGCAAAGCATTTTGGAAAAGAGTTGGTCGTATTTATGCGGCTCAGTGTAAGCACACACAATTCAAAAAAGGCAATGTTGCTTTTAACAAGGGAAAAAAGAGAGAAGAGTTTATGACTCCAGAGGGGATGGCGGCGGTGGAGAAAACACAATTCAAAAAAGGCAGAAAGCCGCATAACACTAAGGGGCCAGATTATGAATCTATACGGTGGGAAAAGAAAATTCCTTACAAGTACAAAAAAAACAAAGATGGAGATATGCAGGCTTCTCATCGTTTACTCTGGGAAGAACACCATGGCAAAATACCTGAAGGGATGATTATAATTTTTATAAATAGGGATAGTTTGGATTGCAGAATTGACAATCTAATGGCCATTACCAGGCGTGAACATATTGAGCGAAATTATTTGCAATACCCCAACGAAATTAAGCGAGGCATTAAATTAAAAAACAAACTAGAAAAACAACTCAAAAATTAAAAACTACTATGGAAAATTCTATCGATCAACTCAACAAAGTACTTTTTGAAACTTTGGAGCAAGCCAAAAACAAAACTGTAGATGCAGCTCACGTAAAAAACATCACCAATATATCTTCACAGATATTAAATTCTGCAAAGCTTCAATTTGATTTCCACCAATACAATGATGGTTTAACCAAAATGAAGATAATGCCAGGCAAAGGCCAATTAGAAATTGATTCTAAGTCAGTCACACCAGAAAAGAATCTCACCGATTATGAAAAGAAATGCATTGTTGCTGAAAAACTAAACTACAACTCTGTAGGCAGAGCCATTTCAGACTTGACAAAGGAGGTATTTGATCAAGAAGTAAAAGCACATTTTGAAGCATAAACTATGAAACACCACAGCAAGCAAATGGCTATTAAATCACATAAGATCATGACTCACCTCATGTGTCTTATGGAAGATCTAGAGGATGTAAAAGCAGATGGACCAGAAGCAAAAGAAATGATAAAAACTATTGAAGTTCTTCTCCCAAAAATGGAAAAAGTCATCGACACTGCATTTGGTAGCTCTACTTACTTGAGATCGAACACTTATCTGCAGGACATGCAGAATCGCTTTGAAACGGTGATAAGAAAAAACTATTTAAAAATTACTTAATAAAATTGAATTATGTTTAAAACACAAATTGGAGAATCACTTACAGGAGACTTAAAAGAAAATACTTGGACTTTTGAAATGAGCGAAAACTTTATAAATATGATGAAACACAAACAAAAAATGCCTTATGGCTGCGGATTGTACGCTGTGGCAAATGCCTGTAATTTGGATAACTTTATTACAGAAGAAAGACTTGAAAAAAGTAAAAACGGCAATGTAATTGGGCAGCTTTCAAAGTGGATGCAAGAGGATGGTCTTCAATTTTACATAGATACTTTATATTACAATCACGCTGGCAAAAAATTACCTGCTTCTGCTTTAGATTACAAACCTGTTGGGGAAGGACTTGATTTTTTGCCTGTCCTGATTAATGTACAATACTCCGAAGAAGGAAAAAGACATTTAGTAGGTGGGAAAATTGATAAAGAAAAGAATCTATATCTATATGACAGCTTGGCGAAAGAAATGGAAGTTACTACGCTTGGAAAGGTTAACAGAAAGTATCATCGTGTATTTGGACTGTTTATCTTTATGTGTGTTGAATCAGGCGACTATGTTTTTATATAAGGACAAAGTAGGGCTTGTAGTTAACACCCGTATAAAAAAACGTTTCAATGTTTTTTATACACTGTTAGCAAAATTTTAAAAACTCCAACAAAGGAAACATTGTTGGAGTTTTTAACTGGATAGCTCCCATATTTTTGAAGCAGATAAAAGAAATATGTCTGTTTTTCAAAATGCGTTAAGATCAGTTGTAAGTGCTCAAACATTTGTTGGAGGCTTTCCTGGTTTTGCTTATGGCCTAACTGAATCTTCAAAGAAGGTTAACGTTCGTAGTGCATTAACGCTTTCCGCTTTTTATAGTGGTATAGACATGATCGCCAATTCTATAGCGATACTTCCACATGCTGTAGTACAAAAAACAGATAATAATATCACTTATCTTAAGGACCATCCGGTCAATAAGTTACTTAACAATAGACCTAATCATCACCAGTCACCTTTTGGCTTTAAACATTTAATTGCTCTCACTGTTTTATTGAGGGGTAATTACTTTGCTGGTATCGTAACCGATGAATCTGGTAATAAAATAGCCTTAGACTTTTGGGATTCTAGTCTAGTCACGGTTATAGATCATGAAGACAAATTGTTTTACCAGTACAAAAGTAAAATGTACAGTGCTTACGAAGTCTTTCACGTTTCGGGTTTATCCTTTGATGGGAAGCTTGGAAAATCTGTTTTAGAATTTGCAGCAGATAACCTTGGTGTTACGCTTAATGCACAAAAATTTGGTTCTATGTCTCTAGAAGATCAAGGTCTTAGTTATGGTGTAATTGAATCTGACAAAAAAATAGACAGTACTGCAAAAGATAATTTAGGTACAGCCTTCGAAAAAAGGTTAACATCCATGAATAAGCATAGAGCAGCTGTACTGGATGAAGGAATGAAGTATAAAAGCATAGGTCTTAATCCTGAAGAATCAAAATTTATTGAAACCTACGCCAGTGGTACAGAAGATATCGCCAGGTGGTTACACATCCCAAATCACAAATTAAGAATAAAAGGTGAAGGCGGTTATAACTCTATGGTCCAGATGGAGCAAGATTATTTGCAGTCTGCTGTAAAACCTTTAGCGCAAAAGATAAAAGAAGAAATAGAATTTAAGCTTTTTACAGATCCTGAAAAAGCTAATTCGATAGCGATTGATCAAAACTTTAAAATACTACTTCAAGTAGATCCTAAGTCCAGAGCAGAATATTACAAGTCTATGGTATTCCTTAAGGCAATGACACCGAATGAAATTAGAGTTTTAGAAAGTCTAAACCCATATGAAGATGGTAATCAATTTTTACAAATGTCTAATCTTCTTAACGAAGAACAAATGAAAAAACTATTAGCTGATGAAAGCAAAGGATAAAATACAAGTAAGAAATGCACAAGTGCGTGCAGACAGTGTAAACGAAGCAGAAAGAACTATTGACTTTGTAATTTCTAGTGAAGCTGTAGATACTTATGAGACTGTTTTTAAAAGTAATGGATGGCTGCTTGATCGCTACGAAACAAATCCTATTGTATGTTTTAACCATAATCACACCGATGCTGATAGTGTCATTGGAACTTCAGTAGTTTTTATAGAAGATGGTTTAGTTATAGGTCGCGCAAAATTTGAAGCTGCAGAAAACAATCCTCTAGCAGAGAAGATTTTTAACAAGGTTAAGAACGGAATAATTCGTGGGGCCTCTATAAGGGCCGAAATATTAGACGGTAGAATGGGACTAGAAGATCTTAATGAAGATCCCGATGTTTTGTATTTCACACAGCAGAGGCTAGTCGAGTGGTCTATTGTTTCTCTTAACTCCAATCCAGATGCACTGGCCAGAAATAAAGGTGATCTCAATGAGATTATAAAAGAATTTACACCAATTATACCTGCAGAAGATAATGCAGAAGAACAAAAAAGAACTTCAGGATTTGATGTTTTTGAAGCTCAATTACTAATCAATAAAAATAATACCCATGCTTAAAATTGCACAGTTACAACAGGAAAGAGCTTTAAAAACTAAAGCCCAAGAAGATCTGGTTAAGGCCAGAAAAGAAGGTGACGGAAAATTCACCGATGAACAAAGAACACAATTTGCAACTCTACAAACTGAAATCGAGGCACTAGATGCTGACATTGCAGAAGAGAGACAAATTGAGGATTTCGAAAAAAGAGCTGCTGTCCAAAAAGGTGAGCGCAAAGGAGGTGCTAAGCCGAAAGGTGAAGAAGCTGAAAAGCGTGAAATCACTGAGCGCGCTTCTATAAGCAGAGCTTTTAGAAGTAAAGGAGCCCTAGATGGTGCGGAAAAGGAATTAAACGAAATTGGAATCCAAGCAAATAAAGATGCAGGCGTTGAAACTCCAGACGAAGCAAGATTTACCATCCCTATGTCTGCTTTGAGGAATCAATCTGTAACTGGTGATAGTGGTGAAAAGGGAGGTCAATTGGTTGTGGATCAAACTCCAAGAGTGCAAATGCCTTTTCAACCAGCAACATTCTTAGAGTCTCTTGGAGCAACTAGACTCTCAGGTCTAACCGGGGGTGCTATACCGTTACCAGTAGGACAAAAGTACACCATGGAATGGTTGGCAGAAAACGCAGCAATAACACCACAATCTAAAAACTTTGTAGGTCCAGAACTTACACCGGAGCGTTTGGGTGGAGCTGTAAATATTTCTAGACGATTAATTGTCCAATCTAGTGTAGATGCTGAAAGCCTTGTAAGACAAATGATTTTAAGGGCTTATGAAACTTCTCTTAACGGAGCAGCAATTAATGGACCTGGAACCAACAATGAGCCAGAAGGCATCTTAAATAAAGATGGAATTAAACTTTCTGCAATAACAACAGCTACAGATGCAGATTGGAGTCAAGTTACAGAGCTTATGGGATTAATAGATGCAGAAGATGCAACTGAACTTTCTAGAGCTTACTTAATGTCTCCACAGCTTAGAGCTGCTTACATGAGCACAGTTAAAGATGCTGGTTCTGGTAGATTTATTATGGACGACAGAAACGATCTTAACGGTAGTAATGTTGGAGCAAGTTCACTTGTACCTACACTTTCTGGAAACCAAGTTTTAGTTTATGGAGATTTTAGCAAGTTATTTATTGGTGAGTGGGGCGCAGTGTCTTTACTAGAAGACCCTTATTCTGCTTCTTTAAGTAACGCAATAAGACTAGTTATCAATGCACACGCAGGTATTCAGATAGCACAACCAGAAGCGTTTTCTGTAAACAAATTTATTACTATATAATCATTTATTGTGTTGCTCTGGGTCTTATAGGCTCAGAGTAACATAATATTAAAACCTTAAAAGTTATGTCTGAAGAAAATAAAAATGTAGAAAATGAAAATGTAAAGGTGGAGCAATCTACTGGTGAAGCCAAAAAAGCTGCAGATCAAGAAAAGTCTAAAGCTAAGAATGCTAAAGCTAAAAAGGCAGAAAAGCAAAAGGATGTAAAGGTGAGGATCCTTTGTCACAACGCAGCTGGAAAATACGGCCTACCTCAAAGTAAAGGAATGACTGTGATCTTAAAAGAAAAACAGGCAGACGAGTTGGTAAAAAACAAAGATGGCGAAATAGTTAAATAATCTATGAACACTTTCAGACTTACATACGGTGCTCCGGAAGCAACAGAAAAGATAGTGACTCTAGCCCAGGCAAAAGCAAATTCTAAAATAGATTTTGACGATGAAGATTCATTGTTACAATTATTTATAGATTCAGCAACTACCGAGATAGAAAACTATGTTGAATATCCTGTGCTAAAACGAATGGGATCTACCGTAGAAGTTGAAGGTTGGTTCGATAAATTTCAACTTAGATTTCCGATCATAGGCGATGGCATCACAGCTCTTAAGTACGAAGATGAAAATGGCACTCTTAAAGAGATCCAGGATAATAATTGGAATTATGAAAGTAAGATCCTATACCTAGACATGGAGATCCCTTCAGATTTTGGTTATAGAATCTTTATTACTGCAAATCTTGGTTACAGTCTCGCGGACATTCCTGCGGACATAAAGAGAGCTTGTCTTTTGCTATTCGCTCATAACGACACTTACAGGGAAAATATGCCAATTAAATTTAACCAAGCAGCTCACAACGTTCTAAGACCCTATAGAAAAACATTTTAATGAATTCATCTGCATACATACACGCTGGTCAACTCAATAGAAAAGTATCTCTGTTTAAAAATACTGCAACCAAAACCGACACCGGAGAATCCACTCAAGAAGATGAGTTGGTGAAAGAGGTGGTGTATGCCAAGCGTGAAGATTTTACAGGTAGTGAAGATGATGAAGATGGTAGAGTGATTGGAATTGGAGTGGTGGCTTTTATTGTTAGGTTTAGTTCTGATCTGTTTGTAAATGGACAAAAGTATTTCGTTAAGGACTTTGATGGGATCTACCAGATCAACTCTATAGAATTATCTGGCCAACAAAAAAATAGATTTCTTAAACTTAAATGTACAAGACGTGGACATTGATGTAAAAGGATTTTCGGAACTCAATCGAAAGCTGAAAAAGCTAGATGACAAAATGACTAGGCGCGAAGTGCTTAAGATACAAAGGAAACTAGCTACACCATTGGTAAGGGCTTATAGGGATGAACTCCCACAAAGCAATAGGACCACAAATCGTTTTGGAAATAGCTATCCACCAGGTAACCTTAAGAAGTCTGTGGCAAAAGAAACCGTACCAGCTCGTGTTGTAGGTGGTAATCCACAAATAGTGGTAAGACCATCTACAAAAGGAAAAAAAGGCGGTTACTACCGGCACATGGTTGTGGCAAAAGGAACTGAGATAGGATCTAACAAGCGTGGATCTAGAAAACAAATAAACACGGTAGTGGACAAGGCTAGAGATAGAGTAGTCTCACAGCGTAATTCTACAACTACTGCTAAGTACGAAAAGCAAATGCAAAAATTTATTCAAAAACAAATTGACAAACTAAGCTCATGATACTACAGGCGGCAAAACATGTAAATGAAGTGATGAGTCTTGAGGCTATTACAGATGTGATAGATGCTAATGTATTTTGGGATCTAGCTACACAAGAAAAAGAACTTCCTTTTGTCAATTTTAAACTTAGCAATACTGGACCAATCACAAAAGATGGAAGTGCGCAATATGCAGTAGACATTTTTGTATTCGCCAAGTCTCTAAATGAAGGAGCTACTATAGTAGATGCGATTGAAACTGCAATAAAAGAATCTGCATACAACTGGAAGTTTCGTGGAAACGAGACAGGTTATAACTACAGCGATGGCCGTGAAGGTCTTTGCACAATTAATTATGAATTTAAATTTTAAATCTTAGAAATTATGGCTGGAGAAAAAGTAATGAACGGTAACCTAAGGATGACCTTAGATGACAAAACAGTATATCACTCTACAGAATGTAGCGTAACTCTTACAAGAGAAATTAGAGAGCGGTCTACAAAAGACACAGATGGGATAGAACGAGCTAAAGGCCAGAAGTCTTTCAGCGGTTCTGCATCTGCATTGGCGGTTTACGCTTCCGACGGGGAAGGTACTCACGATTTTGGAGCCTTGTTCGATCTTTATAATGATGATACTGATACTGCTATCCCTATTGAGTTTGTACCCTCAGAAGGTGATGCGTCTTTTATGTTTAAAGGGGAATGTATTATCGAAAGTTTGGAGCTAAATCTAGCAGTAGAAGAAGATGGTACAGCTTCTATTTCCTTTTCTGGATCTAAGAAGTTAGAGAAAGTAGACCTTCCATTATAAGCTTATGGATAAAGTCACGATAGATGGTATAAGCTACCCTATAAAATTTGGTTATGGAGCATTTAAGCGCCTTGGTTTACTTTGGGATCAAGAAGGAACTCAAGGAGTCGTAGGTGTAATTAAAGATTCCCTTGGAAGTATGGGAGCAGACCCCAAATTTGAAGCTTTAGAAAAACTAGCAGATCTTGTAAACGCAGGAATAGATAATGCTGGAGGTGAGCATATTGATAAGGATGATATTTTAAATGAACTTGTATTCAGAGATGCTAACAAACTTCATACTGTAGTAAATGCATTTCTACAGAGTATGCCTAATCAAGAAAACGGAAAAAAAAAGGTGAGCCAGAAGAAAGCTCCCAAACCGAAACCAAAGAAATAACCTGGGATGAACTGGAAGAAATTGCTCTTGGTATATTACAAATGGCTGAGGACGAGTTTTACCAGACGACTCCTAGAGCCTTTCAGAATAAAATAAAAGGTTTTGAGCGTTATGAGGAAAATCTATTTAAGGAGCGTTGGGAGATGCACCGTGAACTTATAGTCACTGTTCTATCTCCACACTTAGATAAGAAGCATAAAAACAAATCTATGCATGATCTCTACCCTTTAGCCTGGGATAAAGCAAAATTAAAAAGTCTCAAAAAAATAGATCCTAAAGAATTGTGGTCTAAGATAGATGAGGCAAAGAAAAGTAAGAATTCTAAAATCTAGTTTGTTGTTTTTTTCATAGTTCGGGAAAACCTCTGAATCGTTCAGAGGTTTTTTTGTGGCATAAAGGAAACAATGTTGGAGTCTAGCAGACGAGTTCACTTCTATTTTTGAAGCTATTCACAAAGTCACTTCATGAGTAGTTTAGCCAACATATCGATACGATTTAAAGCGGACCTTAAGCAGTTTTCTTCCCAGATGCAGAATGTGGAAAGGAGCTTAAAGTCAGTTGGAAAACGAATGACCAAGGTAGGTAAGAACCTTAGTGTGGGGCTTACTGCACCTATCGCAGGTCTTGGAGTATTAGCTGTTAAAACCTTTGCAACTTTTGAGCAGTCCATGGCTAAGGTCGAAGCGATCTCTGGAGCAACTTCACAGGAGCTTATTGCGCTAAAGAAAAGTGCTGAAGATTTAGGAGCCTCTACACGTTTTGCAGCTACCGATGTGGCTGGACTGCAGTTGGAATTTTCTAAACTAGGATTCGATCCTTCTCAAATACTAGATGCTACAGAAGCTACACTGGCACTTGCACAAGCTTCTGGTGAAGATCTAGCACAGTCTGCAATTGTTGCAGCATCTACAGTGCAAGGTTTTGGTTTACAGGTAAGCGAAACAGGACGTGTTGTGGACGTCATGGCGAAGTCCTTTTCAAGTTCTGCCTTAGACCTTAGCAAGTTCCAAACAGCTATGGCTACTGTAGCACCGGTTGCTAAATCTGCAGGCCAAAGTTTGGAGAGCACAACAGGAATGCTTTCTGTATTAACCAATAATGGTCTAGATGCAAGTACTGCAGGAACTGGTTTAAGAAACATATTCCTAGATATTGCACAAGCTGGAATGACTCTAGATGAAGCTCTAGATATGATTAGTACCAGCGCGAATAAGAACGTGACTGCTCTTAATTTATTTGGAAAGCGTGGTGCTACTGTTGCCACAGTTTTAGCTGACAATCAAGAAGCGGCCAAAGGCTTTGCAAAACAATATGATAACGCTGCTGGATCTGCAAAAGCAATGGCGAAGATCATGGACAATACTACAGAAGGTAGTTTCATGAAATTTAAATCTGCTGCAGAATCTGCTGGTATTGCTGTTGGTGAAATATTAGCACCAATAATTAGAGATCTAACTGATACTCTAGCTGAAATAATTTCAGAATTTAAAGATCTTGCTCCTGCTACTCAAAAACTAATTGTTGTTATAGCAGCTTTGGCTGCAGCTATTGGACCTGTTTTAGTTGCTTTGGGATTCCTAATGACTACAGTTATCCCCGGATTAATTACTGCCTTTGGGATCTTAAAAGTGGCAATGTTGGCCACGCCTTTTGGATTAATTGCTGCAGGAATTGGCGTTGCTGTATCTGCATTTTATTTATTTAATAGAGAAACTGAAAAAGTAGTTGAAAGTCAAGATCAACTTACAGAGGTTACCAACAGAGCTACAGATGCCATCGCTAAAGAAAAGGCAAAAGTCGAAGAACTTTTATTTACAGCACGTGATGAAAATGTAAGTAAGCAACAAAGGATAAAAGCTATACAAGAGCTCAATAGGATCTCTCCAACTTATTTGGGGAATCTAAAGCTTGAAACTATTAATACAGATGAAGCGACTATTGCTGTAAATAAATATAATGAAGCCTTACTTAAGACTGCAAAGGCAAAAGCAGCACAAGAAAAGCTACAGGAGATCCAGGCTAAAATCATAGATAAGGAACTGGAACTATCTGCAAGACGAAAAGCAGTGACAGATGCGCAAGCATTATCTTTTAAAACTGTTGGTGATAATGCGCAAGCAGCTGCAGCACAAAAAGCACAACTCGCCCTGGCAGAAAAGTTACTAGCTATTGAAACTGAAAACGGAACTAAAGAGCTAGAGGCGCAAGCTGAGGAACTTATAAAAATAATTAATCTTAATGGCTTATTATTAAAACAAAAAGAAGTTGCTACTGTAAGTCCATCAGGCGGTGGTGTAGAAGCACAACCACCTAGAACTGATCAAGAATCTGTTGGTAATGTACAGTCACAAGGTTCAAATATTACAGCAGACCTTATTTCACAAGAAGATATAATTAAAGTTTCAGAATTTACTGAAAAATTAGCTAAGCTTAGAGAGCTTGCTAATACTGTAGGAATGGCAGTCGGTGATGCTTTTAATACAATGGGGACTAGAATGATAGCTGGACTAGATCTCGCTGAAACTGGAATGCAGGGTTTTGTTAAAAACATGGCTGCTACTTTCTTGAAGCTTATAAGTATGCTACTAAGTAATACTCTTGCCAATGCTATAGCTGGAGCTTCACAGTCTGCATTAGCTACTGGCCCTGGTGCATTATTTGCTCTACCTGCTTTTACTGCTACAGCAGTCAGTGGTGTGCTAGCTGCCTTTGCGGCGATACCAAAATTTGCAGATGGTGGTATAGTAAGCGGTCCCACTATGGGATTGATGGGTGAATATGCTGGTGTAAAAAATGATCCTGAGATAATAAGTCCGTTAAGCAAGCTTAAATCTATGCTTGGAGATAGCATGGGCGGTGACATGAGCCAACTAGAAGTAGTTGGAAAAATAAGCGGTCAGGACTTAATTTTAATCAACGCGAGAGCGCAAAATTACAGAAACCGACGTGGCTAATTACGAGATACACATACAAGACGTAGAGAATATAGAAGATGATCTCTTGCTGAAATATGCAGAGCGTAATTCTATACAACTCAATTGGCTAGGTGGTGACTCCAAGACTCAACCTATTGTAGGTAGCGAGCTTAATTTTACTCTAGAAGCTACAGATGCAAAAGATGCTGCGTTTATTGAGCTGTTTACAGCAGACGAACACAAATGGCTGGTGACCAAAAGAATATCGACTACTCAAGAAATCGTTTGGCAAGGTTACTTGCTCCCAGAATCTTACGAAGAACCTTACAGACGTGGGATATTTTACGTCAACTTTTCTGCAGTAGATGGTCTGGGATTGCTTAAAGGACTTAAGCTTTCTCCCGACTTTTACGCTGAAGAAAAAACGGTTATTGAAGTGCTTTGCGCTATTTTAAAACTGACGAAGGTAGATCTAGAACTTTACTTCTCCCCTGCTCTCATTAACATTAATGAGCCGGACTGGTCCAAGCTTTTGGTAGATACTAGGCTTTGGGATATCAATAAAGATAATGCCTACCAACTCCTCAAAGATTTACTGGAGTCGATGCGTTGCCAAGTTTATCAATGCCAGGGTAAATGGTTTATTGAAGGTTTTAACAAAAGACAATTGATAAATGTTAGCTACCAGGTGTTCGATCTAGAAGCTAACTTCTTAAGGGATGAAGCTTTCGAAAGAACCGTAAAGCGAATTACATTACTGGCAGATCCTAGTGTAAGAATGGTACCTTCTATAAGAGAAGCGGTGGTGACATACGAACGGAATCAATTTCAATTTGCTGAAGATATAATACAAGAAAATGAAGTACCCTGGGTATTATATAGAGGGCAAGTTGACAATTTATGGTTGCCAAAAAATTGGAATTATATACAATTTGCTGGTGAGAATTTCTACATAGCTCCACCCGAAAGAAATCTAGTATATAGGAGATTTAATCTAGAAAAACTGGACACGACTCGATTTATAACAACACGAGAAAAGCTTTTTGTAAAGCAGAATTCTACTGTAAAACTATCAATGACTCTTAAGTGCTTATCTTTTGACAGCATTTCAAGAGAGGACTTAACAGATGCAGCAGTTTCCTTATGGTCTAAGAATCAAATATATGAAGTAAGACTAGATGGTAATGTTATTGTAAGCAACCTTAATGTTAGTCGACAAAGTCAATCCTATTTAGAATTTGAAGGTGGCGAAGCTTCTGTGGAGCTTATTATAATACCAGAAGCAGACGGCCTATTGGACCTTAAATTTTATGAACCTTTTTCTGTATTTCAAGTTTCTGGTGTAAATTATAGAGGTACAGAGTTCAAAAAATTGTCTGTTGAAGTAGTTCCAGAAATACAAGATGAAATCTACATCATAGAAAATGGTCAAGTAGGCTCTAATATTTCTGAAATTGATTTGCGTTTTGGTGATGATGCTACGCTTTTTACTGAAGCGTTTTACCTTGAAAGGACTAGGGAATTGGTTGGTAATAATGAAGCGAATAGATTTTTCTTACCTGTAAAATACTACACCGTAAAGGATGGCGTGACCTATGCTATAGTTCTTTTAAGAGCTGCAGTGATGGCTTATAGATTTAGGTTTGAAATAAATAAAATATTTCATGTTAACGCACCTAATGTTTTAACTGGGGAAATTCTTAATGATCCTAATATCATATTTAATTATGAAGATGGGGAGTCTGCAGCTATAGAAGTAAATGAATCTTTAACCGATGGTCATATATTGGTAAATTACTCTAGTTACAAAGAAGAAACGAGATCACGTAATGAAATCACCAGCTGGTCCGATGCTATTTTTGAAGTAGAAAATAAGCGTTTTGGTCAGATAGTGGGCGAAATAGAAAAGAAGATCTATCAAACGCCACACTTTAGTTTTGAAGGTGCTACCGATTCCCCTTTAAAGTATAACGATATTCTCAAAATTCAGTACAACGATGAGCAAAGATATTTTACTCTAAGCAATTGCACATGGATGCCAGACGATAATACTTCAGAATTTATCGCAAATGAAATGCTTTATC